CAATGAATCATTCTACAACATAACAGCGAAAACGGTAACTTCTCGAAAGAGTTTGTGAGATATAGTCAATCCTACACAGTAATAGTTTGATTCATTGTCGCACCCGAAAGGGCCTCGGGAAATATTTTTTTTGGTGAGTAGGTTTTATATCTACTCGCCTGTACCTAAGAAATGAGTAAAAAAGAACCAATTAAATATGTGCTGAGACACACGAATAAAAACGAAGTTTTTATGATGTGTGTGTCTTGAGCCTGCGAAAGACACTCAGATAATAAAAATATTGCTAATAGCAATTTTAAGGAGAACCAATGAATAATGATAAAAAATATTATGGAATACCAAGTAATGAAAAGAAAGAAAAGGTAAGTCACGAAAACCATAAACTAGTTGCAACGCCCAGTGCGGGTAAACATTATGGCAAATTATTATGCATGACATGTGGTGGTACGTTTGTGCGTTGGCTAAACAAGGAAAGTTATTACATGTATAAATAAATTTGCCCACACACTAGTGGGTCGTATGTTGCACTTGTAGGGGAGATGGCATGGGGTCATCTCCCCATTTTTATTGGCTAAATCAACTATTTTTACCATTTATCATAAATACATTATGCATTCTAGGAGAATACCATGCGTAAAATTAAAAAGATATTATATGACGTAAAACGAACATCAGCCAATACGACTTATGTTTCGTTGGATAGTTCTGATAAAGAATTGATTATAACAAGTATGATTAGTGTTATGTGTTATATGCAAGAACTATCAGCAAGTAAATTGCAAGACATTAAAGATTTTGTAAATTGGTATAATAGACCCAATAAAAAATATGGTCATAACAAACTTGGCAAATACAATAGTCCACAAACATACCTCAGTGGTACCATGAACAATCTACAATTTGGTACTCAACAAGATTTTTCATTTACACAATTAGAAAACTTACAAGACATTCTTAATACAAGCATAGACGTTATTGATGCCATCGAAGAAGAATACAAAATTAAACTGCAAAATAATGTCATATTTGAAAAGATATGGCTGCAAGAAAATCTTTGGCAAAATCCTTGAACATAAATACGCATTATGAATTATACACAAAAATTAATAAATGAAGATCAGAACATTGTGAGTTGGCAAATAACCAAAACGGAATCACTTCCTATTACAGTTATTGACAAACCAAACATATTAAATTCTGATATAACATATAAACGAATTATTAGCGTAGATGGTATAAGTCATGCCAAAACACGTTATACAGATACGTTTTATTTTTATGAAAATGATGTTATTATTGGGCATAGCATTAAGACCTATGGTGAATATACACATGTTGAAGTAGAATTGCTTGAGCAATACCTAGACGATAGTACTATAGTTTATGACATTGGTGGCAATATTGGTTATCATACACTAGCGTTTGCACAAAAGGCAAAACATGTTTATAGTTTTGAACCTAATCTAAAAAACTTAAAAGTATTAGAAAAAAATGTAGGTCATCTTAAAAATGTTAGCGTTATAAAAGCAGCATGTAGTGATGTTGCTGGCACTAGCCATATCAGCGATTATGATATAACGCAACATGGTAACTATGGCGAATGTTTAATGGGGGATACAGGTCAACCCTGCACTACAATTAGATTAGATGATTTAAATTTACCAAAACCAAATTTACTTAAGATTGACGTAGAAGGTCATGAATTAAAAGTATTTTTGGGCGCCAAAGAAACAATACGCAGTACAGAACCTGTGATATTTTACGAAGCAATGCATGGTAGTGGATTCGATCAAATTTATGATTTCCTACATACAGAACTAGGATATAAATTATATTGGATTGGCGTTAAGAATTACAATCCTAAGAATTACAACAAAGTCAGTCATAATATATTTGGTAATGGTGGTGTAGTTAATATTCTTGCATTACCCAGTCGTTATAAGGTAGATGAATATCTAGAGCCAGTCATTGATAGGGATGATACACATGTTAAATTCATTACACGCATCATGCAAAGATTTAATAGAGGATAAAATGGGACGCACACAAGGTTTATGGAGCCGTTGGCACCGCTTTGACAAAAATGGTGTAAAATATATACGAAAATTTCAAATTGGCGAAACTCCTACACCAATAACAGAAGAAGGATATACTGAATGGCGTCGTGGCACGGGGCCACTTAGTCAATCGCATTATGAGAAAGTTTCTACAGCATTGCGTAATATCAGCAAAGGTAAACCTAAAAGCGAAGAAACTAAGTATCTAATGCGTTTGGCTAAACTAGGTATACCTAAATCAGTAGAACATAGAAAAAATATGAGTTTGGCTCAACAACGCAGATTTGCGAGGGAAAAACATGAGTCAAATGCAAAAAGTGTTGAAATCAACAATTTATGATGTATATCAATTTGTAAAAGGAAGTTGGTTGCTTGTTGGATATCGCTGTACATCTTGCGATAAACTACTAAAATCAGAAGTTACGTTGCGTAACCATGTAATTAAATGTAAACACATAAATAAGAAAAAGGAAACAATTTTTATGCCAATACATCGTATAACAAAAAATGGTAAAGTTTACTACAGATGGGGTGATCAAGGTAAACTTTATGAAAAGCGTGAAGATGCTGAGAAACAAGCACAAGCCGCATATGCATCAGGTTATAAAGAACCTAAGAAAGATATGAATAACAAATGAACGAAGCCTGCGTAATAGGTAATGGGCCTTCAAGGCTCAATTTTAATCTGGAGGAGATACATGCACTAATGACAACTTATGGTTGCAATGCATTGTATCGTGATTTTATGCCAGATTATCTTATTAGCATGGATTATAGTATGGTCGATGAAATTATAAAAAAACGTGTACATTATCAAACTAATTTTTATACACAACATGCAAATAAGATTGATGAAAAACAACGCAATGGTGAACCAATACATTTTATATCAGGACAGCGTGAAACATTAGACAGCGGCAATTCAGCATTAATAATTGCTATGAAAAATGGTCATGACGTTGTTTATGTATTAGGTTTTGATTATGCAACAGATCCAAGCACATTACCAAACGTCTATGCTGGATCGCCAAATTATGCAAAAAGTCATATGTACCCTGCGGCAAGTATGCGTGATACACAATGGGGAAATAGAATGCGTAGAATACTTAGAGACTTTCCCAATCAAAAAATTGTAAGAGTTAATGGTACAAAATCATTAGGTATTACGTTAGAAAACTATAGCGAAATATCTATAGAACAATTTAAGGAATTATTAAATGCTAGAATACACATATAAACTGATCAAGAATGAACAAGGTGAATTATTGGTCACAGTAAAACCACTTATGCAAGATGTTGAGAAATCAATACATGCAATGATGGAAATGAATATTGACGAACTAAGCGAAGATAACAAACGCTTGTTTGAATTAAAGATATTGGGTTTAAAAACTGTTTATGAATTTTTGGGCGCACTTGTACAAGAGCAAACATTAAAAGATTATGGTCAAGAACTTAAAGGTCGTGTCAATATCAAAGTTGATCAAGATTTAGATGGCTTAAGCAAGTCAATACATTGAGGTATAGTATGAGTGAATTTCGTGGACTAATTGATAGACCTTTTACCGCACATATAAAGAATTTTGATAAAATGGTAACTGAACTTAGCAAGTATATGCGTGAGGATGAAATTGATAAATGTATTGGTTTCATGCATACGCTTAAAGATACAAAATATGATATTAATCCAAGCCCAGAAGATTGCAAAACACAATTGCAACTTATGCTTGGTCGTGATAGATTTTTAGAATTAACACAAAGTTGGCAAAAAGAAAATCAGAAATTTTTAACTGTATTTGGTACAATGAAGTTCCGTCGCAAATCAGATGGTAGTTATTGGGACGGTTTAGACGAAACAGATAACCCAGAAGATTACGAAAAGATTTATATATGATCAATGTCATTACAGTAAAACACGGAAATAACAAAATTTACAATCATGAATACGTTAATAAGATGTATAACATGATTAGTAAAAATTTGTCACTACCACATAAGTTTTATTGTATAACAGAAGATCCAATTGGTATAGACAGTAATATAAACATCATACCAATACCAACAGAATTAAAAATAAATGGTTGGTGGTGGAAAATTTATATGTTTAAAGAAAATTTATTTGAACATGATATTAACTTCTATATTGATTTGGACATGATTATTACAAGCAATATAGATCATTGGATGACATATAAACCTAATGCGTTTTTAGGATTACGTGATGTAAGTTATGTTAGACAACCAAATTTATATTCATTAGGATCAGGTGTATTGCGTTGGGACAATAATACACACACAGAAATTTACAATGATTTTTTACCTAAAGTAAAAAACATAGTTAGTACATATCATAGTTCAGGTGATCAAGGTTATATCCAAAGCAAATGTAAAGATATACAATATTTTCCTACAGAATGGTATGAAAGTTATGTTTGGGAGTATGAAAAAGTTGGCCATAAACCAACAAGTAACATATTAGTATTTCATGGTCGTCAAAAACCACATAATACACATCATCCTATTATAAAGGAATATTGGAAATGACAGTTAAAGAATTTTTAGGGCGTTGTCAATGTAGTTGGCGTTATAGTCAACTATGTGACATGATCGCCAATAATCCAATTGAAGAAGTACTAGAATTACAAAAAATAAATGAAAAGTTTATTCGTAACCCACGTTATCAAGAACTAAAACAAAAATTTAACGAAAGGTTACAAAA